CTGGCTATTCAATTTTGTTAACGCCACTCATCCACATCATTTGGATTAATCAACTTGGTAATGCTCTGCGGTGTATTACCCATTACGACTGTTCCACCAGAGAAAAAACCTACAAATAAATTAACACCCCAATATCCAATAAACAGAAAAACTCCAATTGCAAATCCGAGAACACGGACAAACATAGTTGCTAGACCGAGTGAAATTTCCAATTTTACAACCGAACTACCTTTTAATTTAGCAGCCGCTATACTGTCCTGAATGGTCTTGCGCAAGCGCTGTAAAATCCCTTCGGCGGCCTTGCTTCCCTCAACAACGGAGGAAAGTTTTGCTAGTTCCTCTTCACGAAATTTCTTTTGATTGCGTGCTACACTATTATGAGGACCCTCTTCAGGTTTAAATAAATTGGCTACGCGTGTCTGACCTAATCGACCATGAAGGCGCCTAGTCCGCGCATTCGCTGTTGCAATTGCACGACTGCGATTCATCCCTCTATTTTCATGCGTTCATTTTCTATAAAGACGGTCATTTCTTGAACGCGTATATTCTTATAAATCAAATTTAATTCATCGAGATGAAAATGAAACCGGGATATCAGTCTATACAACGATTTAACTGAACCAATTATATAGTTATCTATACCGTATTCATAGTGGTCATAATAAAGTTGGACCCAATGATAAGGCGCTCCATCAGTAGCAATTTCTATTCGATCGAGCATCTCACGAAATTCGAGATATTTCTTGCGTTCATCGTTGATACCCATTTGCTCCCACACTCTCCACCAAGCAAATTCCATAATATCAAAGCGTGTATTGATGCATAGATCGTAGTCTGTACCAGTATTTTTAACATAGTCTATCAGTCGCCATTGCCCGTACCAATAATTCTTCCAACCCAGTTTCGGAGTTAAAGAATCGAATAAATTGCCAGTAGTTGTCCCGTTATGAATAATTTGTGTATCATCGTCAATTATAATATGTTTTATACGAGAAGAAAGTTCACCAAAGTATTCAAGAATAGTTTCTTTTGTAACGCGTCGGTTATCATCATGAACCGGTCGATAACTTAAGGATACAGAATAAACTGACCAGGTATGTATATAGATGTCAGTATCGTATTTTTTAACGATGCGCCTAACAAGTTCATATAGGTCACGGTGGTGAAATCCAAATCGGATATGTCCTCGTAGAAGGAGGGCGTATCGCATTATGTATTATAATTTCTTCCTTTTTTAAATAGGCATGGAGGTCATCTTTGGCAACTCGAGCGCCTTCAAACAGCGTTCGAAGCGCGACGAATCTGCTTTTGAGCCCACGACGACATCCATACCAAGTCGACGATTTTGAAGGGCTATTCCACCAACCCAGAATACACCTTCGATACCGCCGTCATAGTGAGGATACTCTTTTTGAATGATTTCACGCATTTCACAAAGATAGCGAAATTGATTGTAGAGCCACGACTGCTTTGATAAAACAGCCGTATATGCTACATCGCTATCCGTCCATTTAACTGCCCGGTCTTCATTCCGATTTGGGAAAAGGGGCTCCACTCCTTCAAATAAGCGAATATTAACTGACTGAAGTTTAACTTGGTAAGTTAGTGAGAATAGCGACCAGTGTTGATAGAAAAAGGTATAATAATCGAGCCTATCCGAAGTCGTGATTGGATTCATTAGTTCCGAATAGACTTTGAACGCCTTGCGACTATCTTTTTCATTTTTCTGAAGCCATTTGGGCATTGACTCGTGTAAATGAAGACCCGCTAAATTCAAATCATTGTTATTTAATGGTATCTCGGCATAGGTATCCATGTTACCCGTTAGCAGGTTATTGAGAGCTGTCTTAATCGTCTCTGACCGGCGCACCCGATTAGTACCGAGTGATGAGCGCTCAACGGGACCGTCGCGTAACACTTCACGCATTTCAGTCAGGGTCATGCGACCGCGTTTAAATTCCGGCGCCATCTCCCGCAGCGATTGTAGAATCTTACGCAAATCTCCACTATGAGTCTTCTGCAATTCGATAGCGAGGATACGGGCCTCCGCTAACTCGACTTTATCTTCACCGAGTGTGGACAGAATAATAGGTAGGATATCGGCTGGACTAGGGACACCGATTTGAAGAGCCTTGCACCAACGCAGAAAGCCGGCATAGCGCTTCTCCTGCCACTCATTGCTAATACAAACGATTGCGTTCGAACCATTGTATTCCTTGACGAGCCGTAACAGTTCAGATAGCCCACCTTTATCACCAACCGACATACCGTCGATTTCATCAAGTACGATGCCAAGAGAACGGTGTCCTTTTTCATGAAAATAGTCTGTAATATTTGAACTCTGAAGAAGCGGCTCTAGGGCCTCGCTCACAGCCGCCTTGTGTCGGTGCTGTGACGCATTCCATTCAACAACACGAAGTCCAGCGTCTTCCAGTGCTCGGTGTGCTAGAGTTGTTTTTCCAATACCAGGGGGGCCATATAAAAACACGGCAGGCGGTGACCTAGGCGCCGGTTGCCGAGCCCATTCAAGGATAGTATTATAAAACTGCTCGTGGATCTGGGTATCCATTGCTTACATCTCAAAGCCAGGCTTTATATTCTTAATCAGTGGTCTAAAGATGAAGCATCTTTGTCGCATAGTACGCGGATACAGCACCGGCAAACTGGGAAAACATATAGAGAGCAAAGACATGAGATTCAAGCGTACCGTTGAGATACATTACCAGTGAAACCGCGGGATTAATATGGGCTCCACTGACGCCACCGATGAGGCATATTACGGCTAAGAATGTTGCTCCAATCGCGTACACGTTACCTGTAACTAATATACTCAGCAGAAGTGCAAACGTTCCAAGAAATTCCGCCAAAAAGATTTCTGCTTTTGTACCAAGTTTCATTTATAATTGATAAATAATATTATACATATTACTATACACCATATAGTAATATCAAAATATTAAACAACTACTTACTCGCATACACCAGCCCAACTCAACCCCTTGGACGTGACCTTGAGGCACAGCGTCTTATTGAAATCCTCGGGAGTCTGGTTGGGGGCGCGCTTGCCCAGACGGAAGACGAACGACTCGAAGTCAGAATCACCGGACTGAGGTATCTGGTCAACCTTGGCCTTCTTCAAGACGAGGGGTTGACGGCTGACGCCGACAAAGTCCATGCACACTGGCTCATTATCGCCAGTCGTCTGCGGGCTGACCAGAGTTAAATAGTCGGGGCACGAACTGATGAACGGAGGCCAGATATCATCCTTGGACTTAATCTTGAACCATTTAATCCAATAGTAGAAGATGGCGGCCAGGCCAATGATGGTTAGCAGAACCGCCTCAATCTGCTTATTTTGCTTCCAGGTGATGTAGACACCGATGCCCAAAAGGAAAGGTGTCGCGACCCAATAAACATTCTCTAAAACTTTCATGGTTGCCGGGGAAAAGCCCATTTAGTCTCTCTATTTAGCGCGCCTTATTTTTTCAGGTCAAGACAAAAAGACTAGACCTTAAAATATAAGCCAATTTACATCGCCAGGCGGGCCCACACAACCTTTCCTGAACTGCTACCCGTAGGGCTTAACTCAATATAGAAGGTTTCGTAGCCGTTTATGTCCTTGTTTAACTCACCACCAGTACCATTATTTGAGCCAGCCACAGTAGTTTCGTCTGTGGTAGTGGCAGCACCCCAATCAACACGTTGAACTAGACGCAGAATACGCTGCTGATTGTTGCGACTGGCATCAGTGGCAATCGGTGCCGAGAGGCGCACTGTCTTACCGAGATCACGGACCACCATGTAGCCAGGGCCTGCTGTATCAGCAGCGCGAAGTACAGATGACATGTTTGCATACCCTGAGCCAGCACCGATATACCCTACGCCCTTATCATCCTTGAAGTCGGCACCACAAAGTGTCGCGATATTGATAAAAAAAGCATTACCCTGCTCTGTATTTTTTGGCCCACGTACAACCGAAGACATCCTATACTGGTCCGTGCGAAAAAAGTTAAAGCGCGCCACCAAATCCGGAGAAATCACTCGACAGAAGTAGGATAGACATGTCTCTCAATAATGGACGTGTAAACTTTGAGCAAAGTCCCGGAGCCGGAGGTGAGGGAGCGGTACCAGGATTCGGTTGGAGAACCACCGGAGATACGTCAGCCAAAGCCGACATGATCCGCGGAAACTGGGAACCGAACGCACTGAACCAAACATTTTTCTCACCTGAAAACGTCCAAATTATTCAGAATCTGGTACGCAAGACCGTCTACGATGAGTCACAAAGCAAATACCTGATTGACCCACAGTCAACTGATGAACTCTTAATCGTAATGCGCTCGATGTACCTAACCTATGGACGCAACCAGTCGACCAAGATTAAGGAGCAAATCGTCGAACTGAATAAGCGTGTGTCCGACTGGTGTGTACCTAAAATCATCAGCGAAGCCTCCATGTACGAGACCTACCGTCATGACGCATCCACGATGCCGGTACCAATGTCGCACCCGGTTAATATTAGCCAGTCTGGCACACGTTCTAAGCCGATGCCAAACTTCTTTTAGTAAATTTCTAGATACATAATATAAAATGGAAAGAGGATTAACTATGTTATTGCATTCGGCCGTAATTGGAATCGTATTATATATTTTTATGGTTTTCGGACTAGGGCAACCAAATATGGTAGCCGAAAATAGAAGTATTTTAATAGCATCCTGCGTTTTGATTTATATGATATTGTTTGGTCATGGATTACCATTAAATCTAAACAAACATATATAAAATGGTTCAATCAACTAAATAATATAATATGAATAAATTCATATAATTATGTTTATATCTACAAAAATATAAACATAATACTCGTCTAAATGTATAGAGTACGATGGAGAATATGTTTGGAATGGTGCGTGGAAAATATTTTGGAGAGCCGCCTTTGTATGTAGACAAAACTCTTCCGGCAGGTATGACAGATTTACCGAAGCCTACAGTTATATCTTGGCTCCGTAATTCTCCATTCGTGCTAGTTACGACACCAAATTTTGTATGGGCCGCGATATCACTAGCCTTGTACATGTTAGCCCCATATAATCTGGGCCCTAACTCGACCGCTTCTATAGCACCAATTAGTTCGGCATTTTTTATTGAGCGCTTTCCGGTTTGGTTCAGTATTACCTTCGGCTACTTTTCATTTTGGCACGCGACCCTATACGGTTTTAATATGGCTAATCGGCCATTTATTGCAAACCGAGTGTATAATCTAGATAAAGTCCTACACAATGTATTCTGGACGACATCCGGTATTGCTATTTGGACAGTTTTCGAGAACGTGTTTGCGTATCTATGGGCAACAGGACGACTACCCTATATTTCGGACACGATATCTGTATCCACGCCGTGGGGCCTGGCAGCATTTGTAGCAGCATTTATGGGTATTCCTGTCTGGCGAAGCGTCCATTTTTATTTTGCTCACCGGTTTCTCCATTATACGCCTTTATACAAGCAAGTCCACAGTTTGCACCACAGAAATACGGATATAGAACCATTTTCAGGTTTATGCATGCACCCGGTTGAACATTTGTACTATTTTGCGTGTATAGTACCCAGTCTGGTCTTTTATTGTAGTCCCTTTGCCTTGGTCTGGAATGGAATACATTTATTGTTGAGTCCTGCAGCCAGTCACAGCGGTTACGAGGATCACTTTCAAAGTGATATGTTTCATTATTTACATCATCGCTACTTTGAATGTAACTATGCGGGTACCGATGCTGCATTTATGGACCTTGCGTTCGGAACATTTAAGGCATCGTTTAAGGACCATCCCGTAGATAAAAATGGGCCAAAGCCCCGTGATGACGCAAAGAGTACGCTACGTATACTACCCACACAAGAATTCGTAACCTATTTAGCAGGATCTGCTCTGTGTGTTTTGCCTTGGATATATACGGCTCAGAAGCCTGAATCTATAACCCCGAATCATGCCCTCGTCGTATCATCGGCGGTAGGATTCGGTCCTGTTTTACTGGCCAGCATCGTTAGTCATTTCTACAGCGCGGGGACGTACGCTCATCCAGTGAAGATGTCTCTTGTAGCAAATCTTTTACATCTAGTTCTTGGTACACTGTTTTGTAGTGTTCCTATAACATATGGTTGCTGGCTGACCCTTATTCCAAAAAATTGATACGACCATTTATCTAGGTATACGATTTAAAAATGCTAGCAAGGATTCTAAATCATTTGAGGGCGAGCAAGCCCCCGCCACTGGGTCGCTGGTGTACTGCAGATAAGACCAAAAATAACTGGAAGGTAGATATGGCTAACACGGATCATTGTGGTACTTGTTCACAGGAACCACAGAATAACCCAAAGAAAATCGAGCCTTCACAGAAGCCTACAGAGCATCCTTTGAAACCTACGGTAAATCAATAAAGTTGAATAATATAGACCTAAATTAAAAGTATCAATGGGACTGCTGCCTTTAATTGTTGCCTGCCTTTTACAAAACAGTACAATGGAAGAAATTCGTGCAGGTATCATTCTGACGAAGGATAACCGCTTTCTTCTCGTCCAGAACAAGTTAACAGGCAAGTGGAGTTTTACCAAGGGGCACGCAGAGTCGCAAGATATCAATCTACTGGAAACCGCACAGCGCGAAGTTAAGGAGGAATCGGGTTACCTGGAATCAATCCATTACAACATAAATACAGACCCGCCTGCCTTTATAGGCCGTACAACGTATTGGTTTGGAACTGTCACGACGGACGAGGCTCCAACTTTGCAGAGACATGAACAATCTGGTGTCGGCTGGTTTTCACGAGGCGAAATACGCCACCTAAAAAAGAATTACGATGTTAAGGCCTGGCTTTCTTATTAACAAAATGCTGAAAGATACGTTTCATACAAAGGTGGTAAATTAGTATTTTCGCTAATACTTATTTTTTGTACGATAACTTCATGTCTATCATACGGATCCGAGCCCTTTTCAATTCGCGTACGAATTACATTTGGTTCAGTAAATTCTGTACGATTAAACTCTTGATGCGCAAAATTCTTCATTTTATTTGAAATGCTCGATGGACTCATAAAATAAGATAAGTGCCAACCACCTGAATTAATAATTGTATTGGTATTTCCAAAACGTATATTTTTTGAATAACTACCTACATTTTTCACATACGAATAAGGGGCTATTTTGGCTTGACGCCAGGGATCCTGTAGTTTATTTTGAAGAGTATAAAAATACATATCCATTTGAAGTATACAAAGGTTTGTGGCAGGATTTTTCTGTAAATTCGTTAAGGTAGCGGGATTAGGAATTTCGTCAAGGTCGCATAGAATAATTTGGTCTTCGTTCGCAATGGATAGTGAGGAGAGCCCTCTTTTTAGAGCGTCGCGTTGCCATTGCTCATTTGTCCATGAATAGCCTTCTTTAAAGGGCGCGCGTTCATTCTCTTTTTTAAAAGGAAAGTCGTTCACGATAACATGAATAATCTTGTGTTCGAATTCTTTAAAAAGAGCCTTATTTTCTTGGAAATAGAGCGGCTTCGAAAATCCCGTATGCGTATGGGTGGCCTCTGCCAGAACAAAATAATCCACAGAAGAATTCAATAAATTTAATCTATACTTTAATAATTCCAGTTCGTTATAAAAAGTAAAACAATCTATAATTTTCATTTAATGTATCAATATAATTTATGCTTTAAATGTTCTTTAAAAAATAGCAAATCCTATATATCTGTCCGTTCGCATACAAAGATACCACATCCATTCCAGAATGGATCGGTCCCATTTCGAGCATCAGGCTGGACTAGCGGAGTTTCATGCATAAAGTGAACTTTCAACTTCATCTCCTTGATACCATCGAGCGTACCTCTTTTAACATCTACATGGTCACAATACCAATCATCAACCATAATGATAATATATTTGGAAAAATAATTATGGTAATAGGTAATTGCCTTTTTTTGGTCATCGTATGTATGGGCTCCATCATACAAGTAAATATCTATAGGTTTAGTAATATCATTCTCTGTAATAAGCCAGGAATCTTTATTTATAATCTTAATATTCTGCTCTGCCGCAGGTAGATATTTTGCTATATTATTAAGAAAAATATCCTTCGGTCCATTAAATTGAGACCAGTTGTCTATACAATAACCATATACTCCTCTGTTACTATACATTGATGATATAAATGACGAGCCTTTCCATGTTCCAATCTCCAAATATACTTTATTATCGATATTACAGATATTATTATACAAGTGTCTTGTTTTTTTCCCGCTCATCCCTTCCATTTCGAGTACAGATTCTGGTAAGGATGAAAAATTATCATATGCATTTTTAATTGCTGTTTTTGTGTGGTTAATAAGATATTCCAAGTCCATATTGTTTTTATAAATATAAGTATATTTAAGCCTTCTTTGCCGCGACACGCTTCTTCGGTACAGCCTTGACTGCCTGTGTCTTCTGCGCTTCGACAGCGATATCCGCCTTCTTTGCTACAAACGCATCGTACGCTACCACAAAGGTGTCAAGGTCGGCAAGCCATAGCATCTCTGCCGACTTGGCTGCCAGCGTGTCGCGCTCTGTCTGCGCCATCAGAACCTGCTTCCGCAACTCCTCCACCGCCGAGGCCTTGATGCGGTCAATGCGGATACGCAGTAGATACTCATAGGCCTTGAGGTCATCAGGGCTGTCCACCGCCGAGATAGGCGGTAGAGACAGGCTCTTTAGTCCCGCAAGCAGCACGTCGTCATCTTGATTCGCAACGACGAGTGCGCCACTCAGGATAGCCTCGATAAACTTCAGACGCGCACGGAGTTCCAGAAGTTCAGCATCGTGGCGCCGCAACTCTGACGTCTTGCGCCTCTCATATGCATCCAGGCGAGCACCGTAGAAATCCTCCATGATTTCGCCCACGGACTCGAAGCGCCGAATCTTGCCCGCGGAATCGAACGCCACCATGTTTGTCACACGAATAGTGCTGTTCAGACGATAGCGCTTCTCAAACTCCTCATGATAAGCCCGCGCCTCGTGATAGGCATCCTGGTCCATCTTGAGCGTAAAGTTAACATCCAAGTCATTGTTGTTGTTCTCTACATCACGCAGCGGCTTCTTGTCCTTGCCGCCATCCTCCGAAATGAACGGCTCAAGGAACTCCTTGTAGTCCTGGGTCCACGTTCCAACCGGCAACTCGGTAATCTTGACATGCGCAGCCTCGTCATCGGCAAAGGTGTACATGCCACGAACAATCCAGCCACGTCCGTCAGGGTTCGCGTCTACACGTCCACGGAACCCATTCCACCAGGGCTTTAGCGTCGTCGTAGTGAGGTCAGCGATGTCGCCAGCGAGGCGCGACCGGAGTGCGGTTACGATGTCCTTCGGATTGTGCTGGGGTACATCAGTGCTGAAGCCGGTGCCAATGCCAACGCACCCGTTAACGAGCAGGAGAGGCAGCACGGGATAGTACGCCTCGGGCTCGACCAGTTGACCATCATCATCCAACTGCTTGAGGATACCATCGTCCTCCTTCTTGAAGATTGCCCTGGTAATTGACTCCAGATGCGTGTGGATATACCTCGGGCTGGCCGAGTCCTGTCCGCCACGAAGGCGAGAGCCGAACTGACCACCAGGATAGAGCAGGTTAATATTGTTCGAGCCGACAAAGTCCTGCGCCATGCCCACGATAGTCGAAGTCAGTGACGCTTCACCGTGGTGATAGGCGGCCGTCTCCGAAACATAGCCTGCGAGCTGTGCGACCTTGATTTCAGACACGAGGTTACGCTTGAGACAGGCCCACAGAATCTTGCGCTGTGAGGGCTTGAGGCCATCGAGAACGGACGGCAGAGACCGAATGTTATCAGCCGAGGAGAAGTGAATCAACTCGTCGTGAATGAACTTACTATATCCCACCGTGGAGCCACCCGCCTTGACCACGAGTTGACGCTTCCTGTCGTACGAACTGAGCCATGTCTTACGGTCATCCGAGCGTTTCTTGGAAAACGCAAGGTCAATGCTCTGGTCAGCAGTACCATCCCACTGGTAGTCCAGAGTGTTCATCTGTGCAAAGTACTCACGAGCCTCCACGGCTGTGGAGGTACCCAGTCCCTTGTAGTACTTAACCTTCCAGCCCTTGGAGCCGTCAACCTGCGCATCGCGCCAAGTCTCAAACTCGGGCTCCGAGAAGAAGCACATCGTGGTAGACCCGCGTGTTGCCTTGAGGAGCGGAGTCATCATACAGCAGATGAAGTCAAGTTTGAGCAGAGAAGGCCAATCCGTATGAAACAGATTGATGAGAAGTCCCTTGATGTGAGAGCCATCCACGTCCTGATCGGTCATAATCATGATGCGCCCGTACCGCAACTGGTTAACATCCGTATAGACCTTCCCATGTACGAGGCCAAGGATTTGCTTGATATGAGTTAGTTCGGCGTTCGCTGTCTTCTTAACCGTACTGATGTCCTTGACGTTCAGCAACTTACCCCGCAGAGGAAAGACACCATACTTCTCGCGTCCAACAACCTTCAGGCCCGAGATGGCCGTCGTGGCGGCTGAATCACCCTCCGTCAGAATGAGAGTACACTCATTCGACTTTGCGGTGCCGGCCCACGTCGCATCCTCCAACTTGGGAATGCCACGCACAGAACTGCGCTTCTTACCATCGGTCTTCTTGGTGTCACGGGCATTCTTGGCATCGAGAGCGGCCTTGGCCTCATCGAGCAGACCAATCTTGATGAGTTGGTCGCAGAACTTGCCCGTGATTTCAGGCTTGGAGCCCCACTTTGCCGTAGGCGTAGTCAGAGTCTCCTTGGTCTGCGTATCGAACGCAGGGTTGACGATGGTCGAGTTGATGAAGAACACAACGGAATCCTTCAGCATGCCCGCTGTCACATCAATCTTCGCCTTCTTCTTCGCTAGTTCGCAGAAGTCGGCCAGCACGGACTTCACAATATAGTCAACGTGCTTTCCTCCACGGCGAGTGGCGATACCATTGACGAACGAGATGTGACGCTCATCGGGTACGACCTCGCCGTGAAGGCACTTGGTTAGAACCGCCGCGACCTCCCAACGCTCACCGGCCTTCTCATAGGCGACAAGTCGCTTCTTCTCACCCTCGGAATCCACGGAGAGACGCTCGTCCTCGGTCAGGTACAGCATGACGTACTTCTGAAAGGTATTTACGGCAACAAGCTTACCGTTGAGGTGAACCTTACACTCCTTGCCGGCGCAGGCGGCGGCATCCATGACGCGAGTGCGCATGACCGAAATCATGTCATCGGGAATAACAGACTGCGTTTGCCCTGCGGGCAGAAGCCAGTGGAAGCGCGACAGGTCTGGTACGTACGAAATCTCTGTATAGGGCTTCGCACCACCAGCAGAGATCGAAGGCTTGGTCACCGCGGTCATGTTGCCGGACCAGGTCTGCTTGTACTTCTTGCCGGCGCGATGGTCCAGCGTCTCCACACGGAACTCTCGACTAAAGATGTTCGCGAGTTTCGCACCATAACCGTTCTTGCCACCGACCGTCTTCTCCTCCTCCTTGTTGTAGTTGGACGAAGTCAACAGATTACCGAAAATCATCTCGGGCACATGCATCTTGTACTCGGGATGGACGCCGACAGGAATGCCGTCGCCATCATTGCGCACAGTAATGCGGTTCGGCTCAAGCGTAACCCAGATATTCTTGACAGGCACCACGTCGGCTGCCCCAGCCGAAGTTGTTAGAAGACGAACACGGTGATCCAAGGCATTAACGAGAACCTCATCGAACAACTTGTAGAAGCCAGGACAGAACTGAACCTTAGTCCAGGCCATGCGTCCCGCCCCCTCATCCCAAATCCATCGCTCCTCTTCGTGAGTATCGATAGACCCAATGTACGTGTCTGGCAACTCGAGAATGTGCTCACGGTGCGTATGCTTCTTATAGGCTGAAACGTCCGTCATTTTATTATTTCTTATAAAAGCCAAAGCCCCCACCCTCATGTCAATTTTAGGCATTTAATCAAAAATAAAAATACACGGACTCTTTACAGCGATTTCATTATCTCGTCCAAGGTCATAAATTTACATTCTGCGTTTTCAAGTTTCTCGCCCGTAAGAGCAGCAAGAGCGTTCGCGTGACTAACTACAATCAGATGTCTACTGGGTGGCTCTTCCTTATAAATTTCTGCCATAAGCATCACAAACATTAGCATTCTCTGCTGAAGAGCATACGGATTTTCAAATGTAATCCATTGGGCCGGCGTGTCAGCCAAATAGGTTGTAGTCCAATGCCCGTAGGCCTTCTTTATGTCATGCTTTGACATGCGTTCATTACACACATTTCCGCCACCAAGTAGTTCCAGAAGATTGTCGTGTAGATTAATTTTGCCGCAATCCAACTCCTCAAATAGTTCTTCTGCCGTTTGTATCGCCCGCGTTAATGGCGAACTCCATATATCGAGTATCTTGTACTCTTTGAGTTTTGAAGCCAAAGTTTGTCCCTGCTCCCTTCCCTTTTCCGTCAGGGGTGCGTCGCGATACTCTTCTTTCGTAAACGCTGAAAGACCTATTGTATGAAAGGCCACATTGTGCTCTGCTTCTCCGTGTCGTATAAATATAAATGTCGGTGCCATATTTGTTTACAGCATATTGACTATAACTTCTATAGTAAATACCTCTCAATTTTATGCATTCAAAGGGCATAAAGCCACAAACTCCCGTATTAACTATATGGGAGCCGGTCAGTCTTTTCTTGAAAATCTCGAGTGGCGTCGTGCGGCAAAGCATTTTTCAGGCGGCGCCGTTGATTCGGAGGGAATCAACAGGGCAATTATCAACGCCCCCAGTTCATTTGGTATCCAGCCGTATAAGGTCTATGCCGTCAAGAACAAGGAAACCAAGGAGGCTCTACGAAAGGTCAGTTATGACCAGGCCCAGGTCACCGAATGTGATACGCTCTATATTTTCTGCGCTCGCACAGATGTAGAAGAGCGCGCCGAAGAGTATCTAGTAGCGGCAAAGGGCGAATACATGCGTGGCATGCTAATGGGCTTCGTCAAGGGTCTCAAGGATAAGCAGGCGTGGTCGGCCAAGCAGGCTTACATTGCGCTAGGATTTGCCCTAGCCGCCGCCGCCGAGTTACAAATCGAGTCGTGTCCGATGGAAGGGTTTAATCCAGTCGAAGTCGTAAAGATTCTATCTTTACCCAAGAACCTGGTCCCGTGTGTATTTCTAGCAGTCGGTGAAAAGGCCGAAGATAAGGAACCAGGCCCGCGGTTCCGTTTCCCTGCATCGAATTTAATCGTATTGGTAGACTAAATAAAACATAGAAATATATATTTTTGTTATCAAAATGATACAGAAAAATATATAAACTCACCATTTTACACAGGTACAACTGTAACAGGCTCGGTAACAGTCTCGTATTTCATTCGCTTGACTCGCATAGTCATCGGAGATACAAAGACTCCGTTCGTTTCAGCACCGGTCTGAACGGGAGCCTTCTTTTTTGCATACGAAGGATTGAGTTCTGCTGAAACAACACGAAGACGAATCGCCAATCCGATTACAGCCAACACGGCAACCGCACCCCCAACCGCCGCCCCGATGAGAGAACCGGCGCTAGAACCCGCCGTGGGACTTACAACTGGACCCGTCGCAATACCAGCGACGGGCCGTGGACTCGGTGAATCTGTTGGACCAGGCGTCTCGGTAGGAGTTACGGAAGGCGACGCACCTATGCGCAGAGTCGGTGTAGGACTTGGTGTCGATGAAGGCGTGGTGCTAGGTGTAACAGAAGAGGTCGGTGTCGGTGTATAACTAATAGAGGGTGTTCGACTCGGCGTGCGTGAAGAAGTGGGAGAAATTGAGGGGGTAGAGCCAGGAGCCAGCGTCGAAGTTGGCGTTTCGGTATTTGTAGGAGTTCCTGTCGGTGTAGGACTGGGCGTCGGAGTTCCAGTTACACTCGGCGTCGGAGTTATAGTACTTGTCGGTGTCGGCGTCTTCGAAGGCGAAGGAGAAGGAACAACAACTGAAGCAGCGTGGCCAGTCAATTTAAGTTGCATCGCAAGTCCATCACCAGCATTGTCTGCTGTCCAGGGCGTAGAACCGCATGGCATAGCAGTTGGACCGTATTGGCCGTGAAAGAAGTATGGAAGCCCGGGTCTTCCATATGGAATATCGAATAAGCAATGCGTCTGCCCGGTAGTTCCCGCTGGTCCACCAGAGGCCCAAGTAAATGGCAACACAGTAATTGTATAATTCTGTCCTGCCACGACTCCCCATAATGAGGCCGATGTATTGAAAAGTATATATTCGTCGGTGCCTGGTGTCGCAGCCACAAGGTCGGTAAATGTAGTTAGGAGAGAATTTCCGACAGCAACGGCACCCGGAAAAGTCGCGAGAACAAAACTAATTCCACATGTTTCAGATTGACTGCGGGAATATACACCCATAGTCATTGAATCAACAATACCAGTTGTAGTAGCCTGAAATTTAGCCACGCCACGATGGCACCGATTTTGAACAGTATTATTGATGTAGCCAAACGTATAATTTCCAGTTACAGGCAGTTGGCTTGTATCAGTAAACACGAGTGGTTGTTGAGCGGAAGCGAAAAGTAGAGCCGCGACAGAGAGAAGGAGTCGAAGCATCTTATTTTACAGAGAGAAAATTATATAGAGTTCAAATTTTTATTATGTATTAATAGAATCTATACTATGCCTACCAAAGCTGAAAAAATGGTACAACGGATTGATAAACAAATAGATGCCCTCGTCGAGGCTCAAGGTAATGCTTCGGATAATGTAATAAAGTCTAACCCCGAAATATTAAAATTACAGAGACAATACAAATTTTGGACAGCGACACGCGATGCCCAACAAGAAAAGGGTCCTGCTTCCACAAGGAAGCCTCCTGTAATTCCCAATGAACCAAACGAAGAAGGGGTAGTTGCTTCATTCAAAAACAGGCCATTGCGAGTTATAACTGAAGAGAAAAAGACTGACATGGCGCTAGTAGTGGCGAATGCGGTTTCTAGAGCGACAGCATCGGCGAAAGCTACAAATAACCTGGAGGATATCGCCAAACGGGCCGCGTTTAATGCAGTTTCAAAATTTTTGCGTAAAACTATAAAGGCTACGGTAATGAATAAAACAAGTAAAGCCACTCTTAACGCAAATAACTCAAGGTTACGAGAAGAAGGATACCCCGGCGTTTTCTTGCAAGTTAACAACAAAGGAGTAAAGCAAACGATATTTAATCCGAATACAAATAAAACGTATAAACTTCTTGCGAAAACAGAGGCAGGCAAAAAAGCAAGAAGTAAATTGCTAAAATCAGCAAAACGTCTATCTAAAGTCAATGAAGAAGATGAAGAATCGAACAATAACGACTAAATATAGTTTTATATACACATACTAACACAAATTTTAGTATGTAGTATATAGGGACAATGCCCATAATAACTCGGCGTAGAAGGAATTATCAGAAAAGGAAGACTCTTCGTCAGCGTGGTGGCAAAATGAAGCTCACTGATTTCTATCCAAGATCGAATTTTAAGCCAGGTGATTTTGTTATTGTTAGAGGGGTCGATAAGGTGGGTGTGGTTGAAATGCCAGACTTCCAAGGCGGCGAACTTAAGAATTATTTAGCAGGACAGATAGGTGTAAGTTATAATAATGCAAAAGGTGCTTTATTTTCCCCATTTCCGAAGTGGCATAATGAATCGGACCTTATAGTTGATAGTGACCCTACTTCTGGCAATAAGGAGCGTAGTGAATATATTATTAAGCAGGTAAATAAACTACCAGATTGGGCTGTACCTGGCGGCGCGGCATCAGGTACTATTGCGAACAACTACGAATATAATACAGGTCCTGGAATACTGTTAATAATAGGTAATACAGCAGGGCCTGCTTCACCACTCGCTTTAGTAGCATCAATTAAAATGGAACTCGGAAGCGTTGGCGGGCGCGGGAGAGTGGGCGTTTTTAGAAAACAATTTATAACGATTCCACTATCAGATACGTGGAAAGGCGCTACGCATTCCAGAAGTGAATCGAAAGAGAGCGTTCCTAGTGTTATACGTAATAAATCGGTTGCTGAACTATTAAGTATAGCAGATGGAACTATTTTAATTAACCCAGTAGAGCCAACACCTACACCTATGCCAGCCCCTACGCCGGCAACCGCCGGTAAATTTAATGTTGGAGATTGTGTCAAATTAAAAGCAACAGAAGTGGTGGACACCCAAAAAAGTAAAAGTGGCGTGACATACACTCGTTGGAAGCCCGCGCAGTCGGATAGAATATATCCAAAAGTATCTTTGTTTGGAACGGTTCTAGGTTCACCTGCTAATAAAAAGGTAGGCAAGGTTACGTGGACAGATTTTGGAGCTTATACAATTGTCGTTCGCATTGGCGATGAAGAGTCAAATTATCCCTGGGATGTACTTGAACATGCCGATTGTGCACTTCTTTCATCTATGCCAGCGCCGGCTAAACCATCAGCGACACCGTCGGTGGCACCATCAACAAATGCGACACCGTCGGCGGCACCATCAACAAATGGACGTCCTCCTAGACCCAGCGCTTCAGCAACACCTTCGGCGGCACCATCAACAAATGCGACACCGTCGGTGGCACCATCAAAAAATGGACGTCCTCCTAGACCCAGCGCTTCAGCAAC